TATCACGGAAGTGTTGGGCGCAGAGAGTGAGGAGTGCGGCGAATATCTAATGCGCTTTTTTGCTTGGGCCATACAGAATCCAGGCAGTGTGCCGGGTGTTATGCTCGTACTGAAAGGTGGCCGCGGTGTTGGGAAGAGTATGGTGAGTGACGCCTTCCGTACCATATTTGGCGCTCACGGCGTTTTAATTGATCATGATGATGGTTTAACGGGGCGGTTTAATAAACAGCTAGAAGGCGCTTTATGGGTGAGCTTGGAAGAAGCAGGTTGGGCAGGAGATAAAAAAGGACAGGGAAAACTTAAATCTTTAATCACTAGTAAAACAGTAATGATTGAGCCTAAGGGTGTGGACCCCTACCAGGTAGCAAATGGCGCCAAGTTTCTGTTAACTACTAATCATGATTGGGCGGTGCCCGCAGCGGGCGACGAAAGGCGCTTCGCGGTGTTCGAAGTCGGTGATCAATATAAGCAGGATCGAAAATACTTTGGCCCACTTCGCCAAGAAATAAAAAAAGGTTTGGGAGACATCCTCGGTCACTTTTTAAGTTATAAGCTGCCAGACGGTTGGCATCCTGGTGATCACATCCCGCAGACTTTAGCTTTAGAAAGTCAGCAGGACCAAAGTGCAGTCGTATCGGAATCCTATGTTCGCGCGTTCCTTGCGGCCGAACTTGCTAAAGCGGACCCATTTCATGATCGCTTGCGAATGGACCAGCGACTCCATGCAGATCCATACGGAGAAGGGTTAATTAAGAGAGATGAGGAAGTCCCTGTCGTAAGTGAAAATGATCGGGCGGTGTACTGGATTCCTCAGTCTTGGCTTAATCATGAAGTGCAGGAGTTCGTAAGAAGAACGAATCACTATGTGACGCTGACCCCGCACATGGTAACTAAGCAAATGAAACATTTACTTCCCGAAATTGGTAAGCCAAGACAGATACGCGGCGAAGTTGTAAGAGGTTGGAGACTGCCGAAAGCAGAAACAGTTAGAGAGTTTCTGGGAATTGCAGAAGATGAATAGTGTTTAGCAACTGAAAAAAAAGTCGAAATAATATGAAACATGAATCGGAAAAAGAAACTTTAAAAAATATGATTCAACTCTTTAAAAAAGATGAATTTTGTAAGCTACTGATTCTACAAAGAAAACAGTTTAAAATTCATGTTTCATGTTTTCAACTGAAAAAGAATTTACCTCCCGGATGTGCGAGCGTGTGGGTATAAGAATATATATTAACTTGAATTAAGATGAAAAGATGAATCAAAGAAAGGAAAAAGACTGTAAAACAAAGGGTTTAAAGCCGCTTCGACTTTTGGCAGTGAGCAGCATGGAAAGTTGAATCGTTAAAAAGACTCGAATACAAGCGTATTTTTCACCGTTGATAGATACATTCAGCGTCAACGGTGATAGGATTCACGAATGAATTTTTAATTTTATAAGGAATAACTCAGATGCCCAAAGGTCAAGTCAAGTTTAGTATCCGACAGTCGGAGTATGACAACGAGGAAGTTGAAAAGTTTCTCGAGGGGTCGAAATATGCTGATCACACTAAGCAGTTTATTCGAATGGTTCTAGTAGAGAAAAAAACTTTGCAAGAAGCAGGGGACGCGCACGGAGTGTCTCGTCAACTCGTTTATAAACGATGTCGGGATGTGCTTGAACGACTCGGAGTTGATCTACGAATACCTGCTAACGAGAAGTGATACCCATTGACAAGCCACGATCATAATATTAAAACGTTCGACGAATGGATGGAATCATAATGAAAAAGATATGGATTGATGATTGGAGAGTTGTTGCCGCAATGTTGTTGGTTGTCCTCGCACCACTATCCCTGATCGGATGTGAGCAAGGATCTGGTTCTGAGGTGGATGCTGGTCGATGTCGGGATGTGCTTGAACGACTCGGAGTTGATCTACGAATACCTGCTAACGAGAAGTGATATTGTTCTCCGCTGGAGTCTTGAGTACACTAGCCAGAGACTCATCGAGGAAAACACATGGCGACAAAACGTCGACGCCGAGAAACGCCGGAGGAACAGTTACCCCCTTTCAACAGGGAACAGGTTCGAGCTGCGGCTCAATCTGGTGCTCCTCTCGAACGAATTGCGGTAGCAATGGGCGTCGACTATCCTAAGCTTAAAAAAATCCATAAGGAACTTTTTAATTCTGATTATGATCGTGGCTTGTCAATGGGTGTGCAGAATGTTTTCACCGGGGTTAATCAAGCCGCGGTGGAAGGCGACATGAAAGCCGCTCAGATGTTTTTGGACTATACAGGTATTCAGCCTGTGTCTACGACAACCGGATCAAGTAGCAAAAGCAATGGAGAACAACGACGCCGACGACTAATCGTAGAGACTGTTGAGTTGGAACTCGACGAGGATGAATAACACCCTCCCAGTTCTCGTAGAGGAGGACGAAGACACTTACCGACTAGCAAGGTTAACCGGTCCACAGTCTTCGTTTTACAAAGCTAAAGAAAAATACCCATTGTTCGTTGGCGGCTTCGGTAGTGGCAAGTCGACAACAATGTCTGTCAGTGCAGCTACAGACCTCATTAACTATCCAGGAGCCAACATCGGAGCTTATGCGCCGACGTATGACCTCCTCAAGCTTATCACGGAGCCGTTTATTATACAGCGGCTCCACGACGCTGACTTGCGATTTACACTTAACAAGTCGGACCATATTTTCTATGTTAGTGATTCTGGAATCGGCGACATCTACTGCCGCAGTTTATCTAACCCCGAACGAATTATTGGTTACGAAGTTTTCCGTTCCCATGTTGATGAACTAGACACCTTGCGAGAACTACAAGCGGAGGCAGCTTGGAACGCGGTCATAGCTAGGAACAGACAAAAAATTTACATCTTCGATCAAAATGATCAGCGCATTCTCCGCACTGATTGGCAGGAGGTAAAATCTAAAGCCAAAAGAGGCGAGGAAGTTGAACTATATCAGACTGAGCTTAATCGGGTCTCAGCGTATACGACGCCAGAAGGATTCAGGTTTGCCCACAAGCGCTGGGTGAAAGAAGGGAATGCAGATTACGGGATTTATCGAGCCAGTACATACTCCAACCCTCACTTGCCCGAAGGATACATTGATGGACTTCTTAGTTCATATCCCGATCAGTTGATTCGAGCGTATCTCCGTGGCGAGTTCGTTAACTTAAACTCTAGCAATGTCTATAAAGGATTTAACCGTATCGACAGTCACAGCGACATTTCTGCTCCGTTTGAAGGTGAAGTCGTGCACATCGGAATGGATTTTAACGTAGAGGTTGGCGCTTCGGTCGCTCATGTTATTCGGGACGAGCAACCTGTCGCCATCAGCGAAGTGTTTAACGCTTATGACACCGAAGCGCAGATCGCCGCATGGGATGAACGGTATCCGAACAACCCTATTCACTGTTACCCTGACGCAAGTGGTAACAAGCGAAGCAGTTCAAACAGTTCACCTACAAGGACAGACTTGGCTATGCTAACGAAGGCTGGATACGTTATGAAAAATGATTTTTCTAACCCGCTTATCCGTGATAGGGTCAACTGTATGAACGCTCAGTTCTGCAATGGTAAGCAGGTCCGAAGTTACAAAGTAAATACCGAGCAGTGTCCGCAGTATACGGACGCTCTCGAGCAGATTGTTTGGGATGACAATGGCATCCCGGATAAAAGTTCAGGACTAGACCATATCACCGAGGCGGGTGGATATTTTATTGCGAAGAGGTTTCCCATTATCCGCGTTAGTGCTGGGTATGGTGCCGCCGCTTCCGTTCGAAGGAGAATATAATGAGTAAGACCGGAGTTGAAACGGAACATAAACAGTTCAGTCGCCGAAAGTTTGAATGGCGAACAGTTAGGGAATCGATCGAAGGATCGGATACAGTTAAAAGAGGGAATGTTGTTTATCTCCCAATGCCTGCGGGCTTCGAGGTTAATGACACCTCGCCGTCAGTTAGCTACCCGCACACAATATCAGCTATTGATAACTTAATAGACCAATATGACCAAACGACTGCTCCTTGGTGGCATCCGAATCCCGCTTACCGCGCCTATCTTCAGCGAGCAAGGTTTCCTGAAATTACTCTAAACACTCTTCGAGGTTTAATTGGTGTTGCGACTAAGGCTAATCCTGAAATGGAACTGCCAACGTCTATGGCGTATTTAGAAACAGCAGCGACGAAAAAAGGTTCTAATCTAAAGGATCTTTTTGTCCAAATGCTGATAGCTACTTTGTCAGGAGGTAGGTGTGCTCTAGCTGTTGATATTGATCCAGTCACAAACGAAGCTCGACTCGTTTTGTATAAAACCCAAAATATTACGAATTGGCGAGTTAATGAAATGTCGGGCGCCACTCAAATGGTTGTCTTAAAAGAATGCGTTGAAATTCCCGGCGACGATGGTTTTTGTTGTGATGATGAGGACGTTTTCTATGTTTACCGACAGTATCCAGCGTTAGTTACTTCGACGAATGAAGATACCGGAGCTGAGGAAACAAACGTCCACAGAGACCTTGCGGGAAAAGTTGTTCTAGAAAAATACATGAATGACATTCTAATCAGTCAGACAATCCCGCAGCTACAAGGCACGGAGTTTGAAACCGTGCCCGTTATACCTATTGGGTCACTAGAGAATGAGTTTACACCTGGTCCGGTACCGTTAGCGTCGATTACTGAAATCGCTTTATCTATCTATCGTAAAGACGCTGATCTGTCTCAGGCTCAGTATATGACTTGCAATCCTATTTTTACTATTACGGGCGCAGAGGCAGAGCAATTACCTGTCGCCTTTGGCTCCACAGTGGCGCTCGTTTTAGAAAACCCCCAAGCGAAAGCTTTTTTT